GTATACAATATCATCGAAAATTTTGCGGCGCCAAATGCACTCAACTTTTTAAAAGATTTAGATAAGTCTAATAACTTATCACCAAAAAAAGATGACGACAAAACTCCCACTCCTCCTGAACCTGATCCATTAGACTTGCTGAATCTTATAAATACTGATAGAAAGAAGGAAGATGAAAAAACTGATACAGTACGCCAAGGCGAAGGCCAAACAGCCATTGAAGCCCTCAAAACAAAAAGTCTCCAAGGAGAAAATGTCGATCAAGGATCTTCAAGTAGTTCGAGAGAGAATGTACTAAAAACCGAAGAAGGTTTTGAAGTAGCCAATAAATCTTTAGGAATAGATTTTTTTACAAAAGTTTTAACAAAAGAAATTGCCCCTCCTAAAAAAAAGTATGAACCAATCTTAGATGTTTCTGATATTGGAAACACTTTTGATGTCTTTCAAGAAAAACGAACAGGTGATTTTGAAAACCATATCTTTACAAGTATACCCACGTTTCAAGAAGCACAGGTAGCGACTGCTGATGCGTTGATCAAGACTCTCCCTAAAAACGGAAATATCTTAGATCTAGGAGGAACGGAAGGTGGATTTATTAATACGATTACAGAAGAACGATCTGACGTTTCAGGATTTATTGTCGATCCGAATGTGGTTGCTCAGAAAATGTTTAACGAACAACAAATGTCTAACGCTTACTATATTCGTGAAGCGTTCACCACGGATAGTTCTCAATTTGGAAAATATGCTTTTGACGTGGAGGATGAGAACGAAACTCCTATCGAAACTAGTTATTTTGATTTCAATATTGTTGATGATAATTCTTTAGACGCTGTCACCGAAAAGATGACCTTTCAGTTTATTGACAAAGGAAGAAACAATAAAATAAAATTAATTAGTGAAAAGTTAAAACCTGAGGGTATTGCTTTGTTTGAAGAGAAGTTTTTTACATCAAAAGATGATCCTGTTTGGCAAGCCAATGAGGCCAAGAAAAATGAATTTAAACTTAATTATTACGATCAAAAAGATTTAACAGAAAAGCAAAAAAATATTTTAGAGGGAATGGATAAACATCAAGTCACTTCTCCTGAGTTTGAAGAGATATTGTCTAAGTATTTTAACAATGTAGTTCAGTATTGGGACTCAGGTAATTTCAAAGGATATGTGGCCTCAGATAGTGCAGACACTATAACCAAGTTTTTAAATAATCTAGAAGATTTAAATAGTGAGTATTCTAATGTTTCTACTCCTAAATTTGTTACAGACAAAATAGTAGAAAAGAGAAGAGGAGGACCTATTTCTATTCCAAAAATAGACATGTTGTAAAAGGCTAATTAGGTGGTATAAATAAAAAATGGTAGATAATATTGATAAGGCTCTAGAATTAGGTGGTACGCCTGAACTTGAAATTTTAAAAAAAGAAACTGAAGTAGAAATTGACGGACAGCGAGTCCCTACTCCTGAAGGATTAGAAATTGAAATAGACGAAGAGGGTGGTGCAACTTTAGACTTTGATCCTATGAGCGATATGCCTCAAGAGATAGAATTCTATTCAAACTTATCTGAATCTATGGATGAACAGGAGTTAGATAGACTTAGTGATGAATTACTTTCTGAATTAGAAAATGATCGATCTTCTCGAAAAGATTGGGAAGAAAGTTATATCAAAGGATTAGATTTACTTGGACTAAAGTATGAGCAAAGAACTAGACCTTTCTCAGGTGCTAGTGGAGTAACTCATCCTTTGTTAGCTGAAAGTGCAACACAATTTCAAGCAACAGCGTTTAAAGAACTTTTACCCGCTAACGGTCCTGTTCGAACAGCAGTTATGGGTGAAGAGACTCCTGATAAGTATGCTCAGTCTCAACGTGTACAAGAATTTATGAACTATCAGTTGATGAATAAAATGGAAGACTACACTCCTGAGTTCGATCAAATGTTATTTTATTTACCACTAGCAGGCTCTACGTTTAAAAAAGTTTATTTTGATGAGTTAATGGATAGAGCTGTATCAAAGTTTATTCCAGCAGAAGATTTAGTAGTTAACTACATGGCAAGCGATTTAGATTCTTGTGAAAGAATAACTCAGATCATTAACATGAGCTACAATGATTTTAGAAAAAAACAAGTTTCAGGATTTTATAAAGACATAGAGATTATGCCTTCCGAAGCAGATCCTTCAGAAGTACAAAAAAAATATGATGAAATGGAAGGTATCAAACCTTCTTACATCGATAAATCAATTAGACTTTATGAGTTTCATGTTTCTTTAGATTTAGAAGGATTCGAAGACAAAGGCATGGATGGTGAGCCTACAGGAATTAAAATACCTTACATTGTTACCATAGAAGATGGTTCAGGAAAGATTGTAGGCATTAGAAGAAATTACGCAAAAGATGACGAGAAAAAGTTAAAGAAAAGATATTTTGTTCATTATAAGTTTTTACCAGGTATAGGTTTCTATGGCCTAGGTTTAATTCATTTGATTGGTTCTCTATCAAGAGCAGCAACACAAATGTTAAGACAATTAATAGACGCAGGTACATTAGCAAATTTACCAGCAGGATTTAAGTCAAGAGGACTTAAAATTAGAGACGATGCAGAACCAATACAACCAGGAGAATTTAGAGACATTGATGCACCTAATGGTGATTTAAGAAATGCTCTCTTACCACTACCTTACAAAGAACCCTCTCAAACTTTATTTAGTCTTCTAGGCTTTGTTGTACAATCAGGACAGCGATTTGCTGCTATTACTGACCTACAAGTTGGTGATGCAAATCAAAACGCTCCTGTAGGAACAACAATGGCATTATTAGAGAGGGGCTCAAAGGTTATGTCAGGCATTCATAAAAGATGTCACTATTCTCAAAAGAAAGAATTTAAATTACTTTTTGATGTGTTTTCTGAGTACTTACCTGAAACATATCCTTACTCTGTAGAAGGTGCAGATAGAACAGTTAAGGCTGAGGACTTTAGTGATCGTGTTGATGTTCTTCCTGTCTCTGACCCTAATATATTCTCTACAACTCAAAGAGTTACGTTGGCTCAAACTGAACTACAATTAGCTCAAAGTGCTCCTGATATTCACAATATCAAAGAGGCTTATCGAAGAATGTATGAAGCTTTGGGTGTTAAAGATATTGATCAAATTTTAAGAAAAGATACACCAATGGCTCCTAAAGATCCTGCCACGGAGCATGCTGATTTATTAGATGGAAACTTATTAAAGGTATATGAAGCTCAAGATCACGATGCACACATACAAAATCATTTAATATTTGGAACTAATCAGATGATTTTAGGTAATCCTCCTATGGCAATGAAACTTCAAAAACATGTTTTAGAACACGTATCCATGAAAGCAAAAGAACAAACGATGTTCTTAGTTCAACAAGGTCGAATACCTCAAGATCAAATGGACCAAACAATAGCTAAGTTAGAAGCTCAGTTTATGGCAGAGATAAAACAATTATCAGCACAACTTAGTGGTCAAGGTAAACCTGATCCTGTTATACAATTAAAGCAACAAGAGTTAGCTCAAGATGCTCAAAAAGATCAAGTTGATGCACAGGTAGATGCTGCTAGACTACAATTAGACGCTGAAAGATTAAAACAAAGAACAGCAATAGACCAAGCTAGAATACAAAAAGATTATGATATAGCTGATAAAAGAGCAGAAGTTCAGTATGACAAGATGACTACTCAAACTTTAAATCAAGAGAGAAGAGATGCCTCTAACAAAAAAGGGTAGCAAAATAAAAAAATCCATGGAGAAGACATATGGAAAGAAAAAAGGTAAACAGGTTTTTTATGCTTCAGCTAACAAAGGAGTTATTAAAAATGTTGAAAAAAAATCTAGGAACACCAAGTAATAAGTATTATACTTTTACCATGGACAAAAAAACTGAAAAAAGAGTTCAAACTATAATCAATGAGACTAGAAAATTTGTTCAAGGTCAAGTTGATCAAGGCTCTAATTTAGTCGAACTTGCTCAAGTAATGTTAGCTATGAGTAGAGAAGCTATTGTTGATGCTTATGGAGAAGCCTTAGCAGATAGCTATATTTCTAATCAAATTTCTGAATTGCAAAAGAGTGAAAATAGTATAACTTTACATTAATGACCAAGCGATTAACTAAAACTATTCCTCCTAAAAAAGGACCTAAATCACAGGGTATGAATATTCCTTATGGTAAAATTGTACCTGTAGGACCTGTACCTGAGGATAAGAAGCGTAAACGTGGATATGGAATAGCATCAAAAGGACTCAAATTCGAAGGAGTATTTTAATGGATATAATCAAAAAACTTTGGAACGATCATCCCAAAAAAAAATGGCTAGTAGTTGGCGTAGTAGTTGGCTGGGTAGCTGCTCAATTTATCTAATAAATGTTATCTAAATTATTAGGCGGATCTCTTGTGGATACTGTCGGAAAAGTTATCGATAGCGTCCACACGAGTGAAGAAGAAAAATTAAACGCAAGAAATAAACTCAAAGAATTAGAAAACGAAATAAACTCTAAGCAAATGGATATCAACTTAGCTGATGCTAAGTCTACAGCCACTGGTTTTGGTGGTATGATGCAGAGATCGTGGAGGCCTCTAATCGGGATGTCTTGTGCGTTAGCGATTTTGTGGGAATTTGTGTTAAAACAATTTATCGTTTTTATTCTTGCTGCTTTTAGCATTCAACATAATCCTCTTCCAGAGCTTGACATGTCGACTTTATTCCCGCTCGTCACAGCTTTACTCGGAATGTCAGGGCTTCGCTCCTGGGAAAAAAGTAAGAAAATTACACAGTAGTGGATCGTTTCGATTATAAAGTAAAAAAACTTATTCAACAAAAAATTGAAGAACAAAAAGAAAACTTGTTGAGTAGATCTCTAAGTTCTTATGAACAATATCAATATGAACTTGGAAAATTACATGCTTTAGAGCATTTATTAATAGATTACCAAGAACTAAAAGAAAAGGTGATAGAAGAATGAGTAAACTAATAGTGCCTAGTTACTTAAAAGGTAATGTAAAAAAGGCAAAAGAAAAAAAGAAAGAAGAAGACAAAGGACCTGCTTTGGAAAGAGTTCCTCAAGCAATAGGTTGGAGAATGGTGGTTCTACCCTATAAAGGAGTAGAAAAAACAAAAGGTGGCTTGTTACTTACTGACAAAGCCATTGAGGAACAACAGCTCACTACTAATGTGGGTTTAATTTTAAGTATGGGATCTGACGCTTACGCAGATAAGAATAAATTTCCTAACGGACCTTGGTGTGAAAAAGGAGATTGGATAGTTTTTGCTAGATATGCTGGCTCTAGAGTCAGAATTGAAGGTGGAGAAGTTCGTATTCTTAATGACGATGAAGTGTTAGCTAAGTTGAAAGATCCAAAAGATGTATTAAATATCTATTAAGGAGATAAAAATGACTGAAGAAAAAATGGTAGACCTTGACACCACAGGAGAGGGTCAAGAGGTTGAACTTCAAGAAGAAGATAAATCTACCGAAGACAAAACTGTTTCTGATGAGGTAGAAACTAAAAAGGAAGAAACAGAAAAAGTAGAAGAGTCTTCAGAAGAAGAGTCTAAAGACGATGGATTAGACAAATACTCCAAAAACGTTCAAAGAAGAATTAAAAAACTTTTAGATAAAGTTGAAAAAGCAGAGCAAAGAGAAGCTGAAGCTTTAAAGTTTGCTGAAGTTGCTAAAAAGAAAGCAGATGAAGCTCAAACTAAAATGAACTCTTTGGACGAAAATTATATTTCAGAGTACGAAACAAGAGTTAAATCTCAAATTGAACAAGCTAAAAAGGCTTTGACTGATGCAAGGTTTAATAATGATGTAAACGCTGAAGTAGAGGCTCAAAGAGCTTTGACAAGACTTGCGATTGAAGAAGAAAGAGCGATTGTTTCTAAAGAACAAAGAGCAAAGTTATTGAAACAACAAGAAGGTTTAATGGCTGAAAAACAAACTGAAACTCAAACTTCACAAGCTCCTAGACAGCCTGATCCTAGAGCTGAAAAATGGGCAAAAGATAATGAGTGGTTTGGTCAAGATGAAGCAATGACCTTTACTGCCTTAGCGCATCATAAAAATCTTTTAAAAGAAGGATATGATCCTAAAAGTGATGAATACTATGAAGAAATAAACTCTTACATAAAGAATCAATTTCCTCATAAGTTTGAAGAAGTAGCAGAAGTTAAAGAAAAAGCTCCTCAAACAGTAGCAGGAGCGTCTAGAGCTTCTAGAACAAGTGGTTCCAAAAAAGTAAAGCTAACTCCTAGTCAAGTTGCTATAGCAAAAAAATTGGGCCTTACACTTGAACAATACGCAAAATATGTATAGATTGGAGACAATATGGTAAATAAAACGTCAAGATCTAATGAGACTAGGGAAAAGACAGCTCGTAAAACAGGTTGGACTAGACCTTCTTCATTAGACGCACCCCCAGCACCTGAGGGTTTTAAACACCGATGGATAAGGGAATCAGTCAGAGGATTTGATGACACTAAAAATGTTATGGGAAAATTACGAGAAGGATGGGAATTAGTCCGATCTGACGAGTATCCTGATTGGCAACTTCCTACCATTGAAGATGGAAAACACGCTGGTGTGATAGGGGTAGGTGGGTTACTGTTAGCTCGTATGCCAATAGAAACTGTTGAAGAGAGAAACTCTTATTACAAAAACTTAACCGAGAGCCAAAAAGAGGCTGTCGACAGTGATCTATTGAGAATTGAGGATCCTAGGATGCCGATCAGTAAACCCCAAAGACAAACCAAAGTAACTTTTGGTTCAGGAAACAAGTCGTAATCGGCACGGTTTGTTAAACGACCAATACTAACAACGTATTACAAAGGAGTAATATTATGGCAAATCAACAAGGCAACTTTGGATTTCGTCCAGTGCTAATGATGGGTTCTGCATATCAGGGCCAAGGTCAACAACAGATGACTATCGCTAGTAACGAAACGAATTCCATTTTTATGGGAGATCCTGTCGTGCTAAACGCAAACGGATCAATCTCTCGTGGTTCCTCTGCTGGTGCTGAGCTTGTTGGTGTTTTCAATGGTTGTTTCTATACAGACCCAACTTCACAAAAACCAACTTTTTCAAATCACTATCCAGGGGCAATTGTAGCTGATGACATCGTAGCAAACGTAATCAGTGACCCAGATGTCATTTTTGAAGTCAAAGTAGACGACACAAATGGTGGACGAGCACAAGTCGGTTCAACTGCTAACATCGCAACTTACGCTGCAGGATCTACCAAATCAGGTATTTCAGGCGTATCATTAGATGGTAGTACATTTGCAACTAGCAACGCTTCCAACTTCGCTGTTTATGATCTTTCAACAGATCCTGACAACAGTGACTATACTGCTGCTAACGCTAACATTCTTGTTAGAATTAACAAACATCAGTATAGAGATACTACAGGAATCTAAACTATGGCTATTTCAAGAAGTCAACTCGTTAAAGAGTTAGAACCAGGTCTAAACGCACTGTTTGGCTTGGAGTATTCAAGATATGAAAACGAACACGCAGAAATCTTTGACAACGAATCTTCAGACAGAGCGTTTGAAGAGGAAGTAATGTTATCAGGTTTCGGTTCTGCACCATCAAAAGCTGAAGGTGCTGGCATATCTTATGACACAGCAGTTGAAGCATACACTTCACGCTACACACACGAAACAATTGCATTAGGTTTTGCAATAACAGAAGAAGCAATCGAAGATAATCTTTATGATCAGCTTTCTTCTCGTTACACAAAAGCTCTTGCAAGATCAATGGCAAACACAAAGCAAGTAAAAGCTGCTGATGTTTTAAACACAGCTTTTGCTGGTGCAGGTGCTGCAGGAACTAATCCTGGTGGTGATGGTGTATCACTTATCAATACACAACACCCATTAGCACAAGGTGGTATCTTATCAAACAGATTAGCAACTGATGCTGATTTGAATGAGACATCACTTGAGCAATCTTTGATTGACATTTCTGCATTCGTGGATGAGCGTGGTCTTAAAATTGCAACACAAGGTAGAAAACTGATTATTCCAAAAGAATTACAGTTTACTGCTGACAGATTACTGTCATCTGCATTAAGACCAGGTACTGCTGACAATGATGTCAATGCAATCAGAAACATGGGAATGATTCCTGAAGGTTATGTAGTAAACCACTTCTTAACCGACGTGAACGCATTCTACATTAAAACTGATGCACCTAATGGTCTAAAGCATTTCACAAGAACTGCTCTTTCCACAAATATGGAAGGTGACTTTGACACAGGTAACGTAAGATACAAAGCTAGAGAGAGATACTCATTTGGTTTCTCAGATCCTAGAGGTATTTTCGGTACTTCAGGCGCATAATAAATAATTAATATCTAAAGGGGCGTATGTCTTTGACTGCGCCCTTTTTTTATGTCAAAATATAATTTCATTAACAACATGACCTCTTCGGAGGACTTACAAAGGAGTAAGACATGGCAAATAGAACAACATTCACCGGGATCGTAAGATCTAACGGTGGAGACAACAAAAGAGAAACTTACGCTGGTTCTATGGTGATGGCGGCACAATTTTATTTTTTGCCAACAGCAGCACAAGGAACTGACGTTCAAGTTTCAGCAACAGATACAAGAAAAGTAGTTCTTCCAAAGAACTGCGTAGTTACAGGTATCGCATACAATCCTGATGCAACAGGTGGAACAAATCCAACTATTGATATGGGTTTCACTGACTTTGATGGTGGAACAAACTTTGTAGACGTAGATGGTCTCTTAAATGAGTCCGATGCAGATACAGGTGATGTAGCAACTATTTGGGGCGGTGACTCCACTGCGGGTGCAGCTCTTGGTGATTTAGGAACACCTTCAACTGAAAAAATTAAAATTGTTGGTGGTCAAGGTTCATCTGCTGCAACAGGTGGTACTATTACAGGTATCATTTATTACTATGTAGTAGATCAAGGTCAACCGGGTGAAGGCTTACCTAAATTAAGTTAGGAGTAAGTTATGATTAACTATAGATCGGCTAAAGTAACCGCTACAGGAAACGTAGGAACAGGTCCCGCAAGACTGATAGCTATTCATGCTGTCTGTGGTGGAACTGCTGGTAGTATCGTTTTAAAAGATGGTAGTGGAGGAGCAACTAGACTTGATATAGATACTCCTGCATCAGCAACAGCAGTTATTGAAACTTACATAGGTGATACAGGTATGAGATTCCAAGACAGAATACATGCTACATTAACTAATGTGACTTCACTGACCTGTATATTTGCGTAATGGCAGACAAACAGCCACCAAAAACTAAAAAATATTTTCGCTCCACTAAAAGTGGAGCGGGAATGACTAAAGCAGGCGTTGCAAAATATAGAAGAGACAATCCTGGTTCTAAATTAAAAACTGCTGTAACAGGTAAAGTAAAACCTGGTAGTAAATCAGCAAAAAGAAGAAAATCGTTTTGTGCTAGAAGTGCAGGACAAATGAAAAAGTTTCCTAAAGCAGCAAAAGATCCAAACTCAAGATTAAGACAGGCTCGTAAACGTTGGAGATGTTGAATAGTGAGAGATTTTAAATTTTTATTTTTTGTATACATAACTGTGCTTTGCATAGGATTAACATCCTCTCAAAAAAATTTATACGCTGAGACCAATACCGTGTCCAGCACAGTAGTAAACAATACGCCACCAACAGCGAATGCTCCTGTAATTCCAAACTCAAATTCAGATATATGTAAGGTCGGTGTTGGGGGAAGTGTTCAAAATAATGTGTTAGGTTTAGCTACAGGAGTGCTTATAGATGACGAGCTGTGTCAGCTTTTAAAATTAAGTAAGACTCAATTCGCTTTCGGCATGAAAGTGTCAGCAGTATCTATTCTTTGTCAAGACCCACGAGTTTGGGACAGCATGACTGATGCCGGAACCCCGTGCCCTGTACGAGGTTTCATCGGGGCGGAGGCAGCTCAATATTGGAGTGACAATCCATCAGAGATTCCAGACGGCAGTAGATACAAAACTGAATATGTGGCA